GTAGTCTCTATTTCAAGACTCATAGATGATTGCTCAAATACAGACCAATGATTATGCTTAATACAATACTTTAATAGTCCTGCATACTTTTCATTATCCTGATTAGATGGATTAGACACTCTGGCAATATATGCCATAGTTTGTTCAGCATCAGGTGTGATACTTACAAGTTTTACGTTCATTTACCAAATCCTTTTTTACTTAGTGATTCTGCTTTTGCGATTTCTTCTTTAACGACTCGCAATTGAGATTTAATAGTTCTAATCTCATCATCGCTATAAAGATGATCTTGTTTGAGTAATCTCTCAAGCATCTTTATTAATCGTTTTCCTCTACTAGTCTGCATAGCCGTCATCGTCATCATAGAGTTCGTCATAATCTGTTGGTATATTCTTAAATGCAGCAGAATTTTTGTATGCATCTACATCAGAATAGACCTCTGCTTTCAGAGAGTCAACTAAGAGTTCTAAATTACGAACTATTAGTTTTAATTTGTCTCTTTGTGGTTCCATTGATATGATTCACTTTTAACTATTTTACACAAAAAAAGAGGGTCTGTCAAGAGACCCTCTAAATTTATTCGTTAGTTCTATTAAGCACTAACAAGTTCTTTATTGAACTTAACACCACGATAAATCAATTCTGACTTTTGTGATGCTGTTTGCTTACGCTCGTTAGTGTCGTACTGGACACCACGATAAGTGACTTGTGCCATTGGCTTGCTCCAAAGTAGTAGGGATTTTTGCCCCGTTCCTTCAGTCGGCTTTTGCGTCCCAACATCCCTCAGTCTCTTCCTTCACAATCTGAATCATTTCAGTTCGTGTTTCCTCTGAAACTTTATATGCACTCATCTTATCGACAAGAGTATGTGCTTCAGAGCAAGTTAGAGAAGTAGCAATAAGAAATGGGATCATGGGATGAACGATTCCGTTCCGAGTCGGCTTACTTGCGACCTGA